TGAGTTGACCGCTGAGTTGGTCGAGTTAACCGTGAGTTGACCGCTGAGTTGGCCTAATTATCAAAAATAAATATTATTTATCAAATAAATATGCATATTGAGTTGACCGAGTTGGGCTAAATAGCAAAAAAATACACGAAATAAATTAATTGATTAAAATATAATCAATATGTATATATATCAACCAAATAGTATATTATTTGAGCAATTAATTAACCTAGGAAGTAAGTAGGCTATGTTTTGGGTGTTACGCCCGTTACACCCTAATTTTTTACGTTAATAAATAGTTAAATTAATAAATAAAAATAAACAATCAAAACAAATCCTAGCCAAGAGAAAAATCCTCTTTCAAAAACCAATCAAACAACCGGAAAAAGAAAACTCTTCTTTTCCTTGGCTAGCTATTACCCGAATAAACAAAAAAGGAAAAAATACCAATGAAGGGATGCAAAAATTCCCAGTCGATAAAAATCTTTAACGGTGAAACTGTGTCAAAAATTTCTTATGGAAAAACGGTAGGGTATTTAAATGCCGCTAAAAGACGTCAAGAACGGCGCAAAATAGAAGCTATTCGTCATCAACTTTTGAAGTCTTATTCACCAACTTATCATAATGCTATGGAAAGTTTAATAAATGCTAAGACGTTAAGGCTGTATGCACGGAGGGCATCGTGATAGTTGAGTTACCTTTCCCACCAAGCGTTAATACTTATTGGTTACGCCTGAAAAGTCACATTTGTTTGAGTCCTGAGGCTAGAGCCTTCAAAGGAGAAGCAGTGAATATCATCAAAGCTGCTCAAGAGAAATACGGTACACAACTATTTGACGGTGATGTCATTGTGAAAATGAGTCTCTATCTTCCCGATAAAAGGCAGCGAGATGTCGATAATTATTCGAAAGGCGTTTTAGATGCGCTGACGGATGCAGGAGTGTGGAATGACGATAGTCAAGTGCGTCAACTGGATGTGAAAAAAATAGACAACAACGGAGGAAGGAAAGGCGGCAAGTGTGTTGTTGAAGTTGATAGGTACATCGATGAGCAAGCAGAAAAGGATCATTATGTTTGAAAAATACTCAACACCAAGTGCTTACCTGTGCGGAGTTTTATCAACTGGCTTTGGCTTTCTCACGCTTGATGAGTGGTTAGCAGTGACAGGCATTCTCAGCACGATAGGGACATTTTTTATCAACTTGTACTACAAACGCAAAGAACACAAACTCAAAAATGAACATTGAACTTAGAAAACGGTTGATGCTAGCCAGTGCAGGAGGAATCGTCGCGCTATCAAGCGTATTGATTCAGTGGCACGAAGGCTTGAGATATCGTCCGTACAAAGACGGTGGAGGCGTACTAACTGTGTGTTACGGTCATACAGGAAAAGATGTCATAGCTGGAAAACGTTATACCGAAGAAGAATGCCAAAAATTGCTAGATGCCGATTTGCGAAATGCAATTGATACGGTTGAGAGCAGTGTGAAAGTTCCCTTAAGTACAATACAGAAGGCAGCGTTAGCCTCTTTCGTCTACAACGTTGGTAATACAGCATTTGCAAATTCAACGCTTCTCAAAAAACTCAACGCTGGAGATATTCAGGGTGTTTGTAATGAAATGCACCGCTGGAAATATACCGATGGAAAAGTATCAAAAGGCTTGATTAATCGACGCAAAGTCGAACAAGAACTCTGTCAAAACAAAATCCAATAAATCCAAAGGAAAAATAATTATGCAATACGATAATATCGTAGAACTTCCTATATCCAAAAAAGCTAATTCCAGCATCATTAATGTACCGTTTCACGGTGATGATCTCTATGTTGTGAATCACATTGGTGAAGCATACACCCCTATGAAACCTATCGTTGAGGGAATGGGTTTAGCTTGGCAATCTCAATTTGAAAAATTAAAACAGCGATTTAAATCAACCATCACGGAAATCGTGATAGTTGCCGGAGATGGTAAAGAACGGAATATGATTTGTCTTCCTCTTCGTAAATTGGCTGGTTGGTTGCAATCAATTAACCCAAACAAGGTTAATCCTAAAATCCGCAATAAGGTTATCCGCTATCAAGAAGAATGTGATGATGTTCTCTACGACTACTGGACAAAAGGAATCGCTGTTAATCCTCGCGCTCAAAAAGAAGAGCGAAGCATCATGCACGAACTCAACGCTGCTTGTGCCGAACTCAAAAGTGACAAGGCTATTGCTAGCTTGTTTGGTACGGGATTAAGCGAGTGGAAGAAAATAAAGGCAACTCACAAGAAGAAGATATCGAAGTTGGTTAATGAAGCTCAATTGTTACTTGATGTTTAATGAATATCTAGATTTTTGGAGGCTTGCAGTGAAAAACTATATCGGATTCGTTGAAAAAAATGTTGTAAGTGAGTTGCTTAAAAGCGGATATGATCCGTATGTTGCAAAGATGAGTGCATACAAAGCAACGGAACACTACAAGCGATCTAGTTCCGCTAGCGCAAAAGGAAAACTATTTGCAGACTGTTTGACTATCGGTGAGAACTGGGCGAAAAAGATGCAACCAAAAATACGGTAATGCGATGAGAAGTAATCTAATAACTATTATTCTTGCGCTTCTCATATCAATGTTAGGAGCGATGTTCTACTACCGCAGTCAATATCACCAGCTTTATAAGCAAGCAGAAGAACGGCAAGCGGTGATCTACCGATTAAGCCAACGAATACAAGCAGTATCCGCTCTAGATGCTAAACACACCGAGGAACTAAGTAATGCTCAAGCTGAAATTGATAAGCTGCATGATGCTGTTCGTACTGGCAATAAGCGGTTGCGTGTCAAAGCAGTGTGTCATGAATCCACCGCCACCACCGCCAAGAGCCGACATGATGAAGCCACCACACAACTTAGCGAAGCAGCTAGACAAGATTATTTCCGTCTCAGAACGATGATAGTTGAGAATGAGAAGCAGACGGAATATCTACAGAAGTACATCAAGGTTCTCAATGCAAAGCAAACCAAATAAACCAAATAAACCAAATAAAGCTAAGCTCAAGATGTTCACTAGTGCTGTGCCTATGTTTGAAGCTAGACCAGCAGTGAAAGCCTTCACGGTGGCCTCAAGGCGTATAACAGGCGTGACATTGCAGCGTAGGCGATTGGATGTTTGGTCAAAAAATCCAGTATGCAATCACTGCCAGTTATTTGTTTCTTATCCGAGTGGATTTGAGTTAGATCATATCATCCCTCTTTGGCAAGGCGGACAGGATGTAGAGAGCAATTGCCAGATTCTTTGCGTTGAGTGTCACAAGAAGAAGACTGTTGAAGACCGTTGAATAGGGTCACTAAAGGTATGCAATTAATATCTACCTCAAAATCACTCAAAAACGACGGGGGGATGGTTAATTTTTATTTATTTATCAATGACTTAAACCTCATCGCCTCTCACGCGCAGAAAATCCGATAACTTTTTTTTGGGGATTTTTAGCATGCTTTTAATAAAATATTAAATTAAATCAATAAGTTACATTTTTGTGGGTATATATTCTCAATTTACCAAGTAACCCTATTTCATCTACCAATGAGCGAAAAATGACCACCAAGAGAAAAAAAGATTTTGCAGCGTCTCTCAAAAACGGAGCTTCGCAAGCAGAAGCAGCAAGACAAGCGGGGTATACCGAAAAGTATGCAAAGCAAATTGGCTCAAGACTAGCCAAGGACGAAGAAGTACTAGAATTGCTCAACTCTTTAGAAAAAAAAGTCTACGAAGACCCTAAAGATTTTTTAATTGACTTGCTGAATGGAGCTGAAGTGTCACTTTCAATGAAATTTGAAGCAGCAAAAATACTCATGCCATATATGCACCCTAAACTTGGTTCTATTGGCGAAAGAGTCATCGAGGAAGATGAAGAAGACATTTACCCTGTTTTCCCATCTCCAAAACTAAATTAAAGGAACATCATAATGCAACATGATGCGTTGTTGACATCATGCGTTGATTGGAAAGAAAGAATCGTAGGTAATAAATCGATTATTCCTTATTCGTCTTTATACGAAAAACAAGCAAAATCCGCCCTTGCGATTTTCAATGACTTGATAGTCGTCGATGCGTTGAGTAGTCCTAGATTGGGTGATATATCCAAACCTTGGGTACAAGACTTCGCCTCAGCTATCTTTGGCTCCTACAATACTCAAACGGGACAGCGATTAATTAAAGAAGTGATGTTATTGATTAGCAAAAAAAACGGCAAATCCACTATTGCTGGCTTATTGATGCTCACATTATTGATTACGAACTGGCGAAAAGCAGCAGAATTTTTGATATTGTCACCAACGAAGGAAATTGCAGACAATAGTTTTACTCCAATCCAAAACGCAATCAATGCCGATAAAAAATTATCCAAGATTTTTCACGTACAATCACACATTAGAACAATTACCGATACCCGAACTAAAGCAAAACTCAAAATCGTAGCAGCGAACTCAGAGACTGTAGGCGGAAAGAAAGCAGTTGCCGTTTTAGTTGATGAGCTTTGGTTGTTTGGTAAGAAAGCCAATGCAGAAAATATCTTGCGTGAGGCTACCGGAGGCTTAGCCTCCTTCCAAGAAGGTATAGTGATTTATTTGAGCACGCAAGCCGATGAAGCCCCGTCTGGCATCTTCAAAAAACAGCTAAATCGAGCGAGAAATATTCGTGACGGGAAAATCGTAGACAACTCTTTTCTTCCTGTATTGTACGAATTTCCAGAAGAAATGATTGAACGTGAAGAACATCTCAAGCCAGAAAATTTCTATATTTCCAATCCCAATCTAGGAGCCTCAGTCATACCGGAATTTCTAGAAAGGGAACTCAAGAAAGCGACTGAAAACGGCGAAGAATCCTTACAGAACTTTCTATCAAAGCACTTGAATGTAGAAATTGGCCTTAATCTTCGGTCAGATCGTTGGATTGGGGCGGATTTCTGGAAACAGCAAGAAGATAGTTCTCTCTCTTTGGCTAGGATTATTGAGCGAAGCGAAGTAATAGAGATTGGCATCGACGGAGGAGGATTAGATGATTTGCTAGGCTTAACTGTGCTAGGAAGGGAAAAGGGCACACTCAATTGGCTATCTTGGTCACGTGCGTGGGCGCATAAAATTGTATTGGAGCGCAGGAAAAGTATAGCTAGCAAGTTAAATGACTTTGCTGATGATCTCATCATCGTAAATGAAATTGGTGAAGACATACAAGAAATCGGTGAAATTGTTTCAAAGATACAGGACTCAAAGCTCCTAGATAAAATCGGTGTCGATCCGGCGCAAATTAGCGCGATATTATGCGAGTTAATAGCAGCTGGCATACCGCAAGATATGATTGTTGGAATAAGTCAGGGATGGCGACTAGGTGGCGCTATTTCCGCAGCAGAAAGAAAACTTGCAGACGGCACTTTGTTTCATGCAAAACAACCTATGATGGACTGGTGTATTGGAAATGCACGAATAGAGCAAAGAGCCAACTCAATCATGATCACAAAACAGGCAAGTGGACATGCTAAAATAGATCCTCTGATGGCGCTATTCAATGCTGTTCACTTACTCGCAGCGAATCCAGCAGCGAAAAATACAGAGCCTTGCTCAATCATGTTTTGGGATAGTCCTTTTTCAAGTTGAGGCATTATTCAACTGCAACAACTCATCATCCGACGATTGTTTTTTATTTTTTTCTTCAAAGTGGAAATGCAGCGCAACAACTTTACGACCTTGTTTAACTAAATCGATAGAAACATTGATATCACTTTTTGCGTTAATTTCTTTAAGTGATGGTTTAATTACTGCTCTATTTAAGATTTTAAAATCGCTATACTTATCATCCAATCCAAGCATTGAACGAAAGTCATCAATTTTTATTACTCGATCACCTATAGCTTTAAACTGCATTAATAACTCATAAACGCGAATACTATAAGTACTTTTCAATTTTGATACGTTTTTAACAACTATCTTTGTAAATTGATCATGAAGCTGGGTTAAATAAGGTATGATGTAATCAGAAAAGCTAATCTCAATTTTGCCTTCCCCTGTAAAATATTTTGCTTTGCGTTGAATCCAGCGGATCTCTTCTTTGTTGTCTTTCCAATAAATTCGTATCCAGCGTTCTGCTAGCCTATCTATTGCTTCTTGTAATCGTCTTTCAGCATGCTTGCGACCCATATCAGGGAATGACATATAAAATTCATTAGCGGTAATTTGAAAAGTTCTCTCTGGATTTTCTGCTATTGGATTAATTTTCCCTATACACATAAGTAGCAGCCTTTGTTCTTGTAAAGTAAGTTTATAACTTGCTTCTATAAGCGAATTAGATTTATACGCTACTAATTTTTGAGTCATGAGATCTAATCCATAACGATGAAATAAAATATTTTAAGTCTACTACAAATTGATAGTTAACTCTTTTTTTTTTATTTCACCTTTATCAGTGGATATTACCGCCAAAATGTTCACCTATTACCGCCAAAATGTTCACCTATTA